GAACAACTGATCCGCAAGGGTTTGCCAGTCGCGGGATTCGTGACCACGAACCAGAGCAAGACCCGAATCATCGAAGCCCTGGCCCTGGCGATTGAGCGGGGCGAGTTGGCGCTGTTGAGCGACGAGATTCAGCGTGCTGAATTGGAGGCGTTTGAGATGGAACGACTGCCGGGCGGCACGTTTCGATACTCTGCTCCGGAGGGGATGCATGATGACTGCGTGATGGCCCTGGCTCTGGCCTGGGAAGGGTGCAATACCGCCGAACCGAATGTGTGGGTGATCTGATGGGACTGTTTGATGCGATTGCAGGCAAGATCGGATTCGCTCGTAAGGAAACGCTCCCGGGCGCTCCGGTTGTCACGCCGGAAGTGCTCGCCAAGTCACTGAACACCGTGCTCAAAAGATGGCTCTACGACCTGGAGATCGAGGAGACCACGCCCAAGAAACCATACCAGCAGCACGTCTGGGTCTATGCCTGCCTGAATGCGATCGCGACCAACATCGGGCAGGTCCCGTTCAAGTGGTATCGGGACGAGAAGGAAGTGACGGGGGAATGGTACTGCGATCTGTTCCGCGACGTTTCGCCGCTGATGAATCAGTACGATCTGTTCGCCGCGACTGCTCTACTTGTGCGGCTCTATGGCGATTGCTTGTGGCTCCTGGAGAAGAAGGGTTCAGCCCGCATCCAGGAGATTTTCATTGTCCCCGGCTCGCAGATCACGGAGGTCTTGGATGAGTCCGGGATTCCGGTCGCGTGGAAGGTCACGGCGAAGCGGGGAATCGTTTCCTTCGATGCCGAAGAAGTGATTCACTTCAAGGCGTACAATCCCTATAACCAGGTCCGGGGCCTGTCCACGCTGGAAGCGGCGCAGTTGGCGATTGACCAAGACTGGTACGCCGCGAAATGGAACAAGGCCATACTCAAGAACGATGCCACGCCCGGATTCGTGCTCACCACCGATGCCGAGGTTTCTGCTGCGACCCGGGAGCGGATCAGGCTGGCATGGCGCGAGGCGCACTCTGGGCCGGACAACAAGGGCAACCTCGCGGTTCTTGAGGCGGGCCTGAAACCGTTCCCGCTGTCCATTCCCGCAAAGGATCTCCAGTGGATGGAAGGGCGCAAGCTCAATCGGCAAGAGATTTGCGCGGTGTTCAAGGTGCCCCCGGCCGAATTGGGAATCATGGAAGATGGTGGAGTCTTCGGCCAGGAATCCGCGAAGGTGCAAGGGCGGATGTTCTGGCAGAAAAACCTCATCCCTCAGCTGCGCTACTTCGAGGCGGTGCTCGCGACTGAGTTCCTCGGGCGGTTCAAGATCGCGGGCATCGAGGGGCGCTTTGACCTGTCCGCCGTGCCCGATCTTCAAGAGGACTTCGATGCGAAGGTGCGGACGGCGCAAGCCCTCGTACAGATGAAAGTGCCGCTGAACGCGGTAATCGAGCGCATGGAATTGGGCTTGAAGAAAGTGCCTTGGGGTGATGTGGCCTGGGTGCCGTTCAACGAGGTCCCGGTCTCCAGCGGCGAGGACATATTGCCTCCGGAGGAAGCACTCCCGGAAGAAGCGCCCCCGGAAGAAGAGCAGCCCCCGAAGTCTGCACTCAAGGTCCTAGAACAGTCGATCAAAGAGAAGCGCTGGAATGCGTTCCTTGCGCCGCTCCACGCCATTGAATCCGAGTTCGAGAAGAAGCTCAAGAAGCATTTCTACCAGGAGCGGGCCAAAGTGTTGAAGGCCGTGGGCCAGAAGGCATTCCGCAAGGAGTCCAACGAGGAAATCCTGAGACGAATCAAGAAGATTCTGGAAGAGGGGAAAGTCCTGATCGCTGATCTGTCTGGTGGGTACTTCCAGGAAGCCGTGTCAGCCGGCGGGGAAGCTCTAGCGGGGGAGATTGACGGTTCATTCACGGTCTCCGCCCCGAACGTCCGGGAGTATATCGCTGAGAAACTGGTCAAGATCGTGGACGTGCAAGATACCAACTGGCTCAAGCTGCGGGACGAACTCCAGGCCGGATTCTCTGCGGGGGAGAGCATCGACCAAATCGCCGACCGGATCAGGGCGGTCTACAACTATGCCGATGCGCGAGCTCTCACCATTGCCCGCACGGAGATTGTGGGTTCGGCGAACGCCGGGCGGTTCTTCTCCGCGCTCGAATCGGGCCTCGAAGCGTGGGAGTGGCTCACCGCTCCCGGTGCCGCTCATCCCCGGCACGAAGAGTATCCAGAACTCGACGGACAGAAGGTGAACGTCGGGGAGATGTTCAATGTCGGGGGGGCGCGGCTTCAGTTCCCCGGAGATCCGGGCGGCCCCCCGGAGGAGATCATCAACTGCAGATGCACGACAGTTCCAGTAATCAAGGAGTGACCCAGATGAGATGCTCTCGCTATTCGCCGCGTCTCGCCAAGCTCCTGTCCGCTGGCGACGGCACGTATGACGTGATGATCTCCACCAACACCCCGGATCGAAGTGGTGACCGCATGAATCCCCAGGGCTGCAAGTTCTACAACTGGCAAGCGGCGGGGGCCCCGGTTCTCTGGCTGCATGACTGGTACGGGGACACACCGAGCGCCGGGATTCCCATCGGCAAGGCGAATCGGATCGAGATCACCGAAAGCGGGATTCTTGCCAACTTCGAGTTCGACCCGAAGAACGAGTTCGCCCAGCAAGTGAAAAATGCCTGGGACTGGGGATCGCTGCGGGCTTCGTCAATCGGGTTCGATATCCCCGATCAGAAGCAGATGAAGCAGAATGACTTCGGGGGATACGACATCGGAGAGTGGGAACTGCTGGAGTTCTCCATCGTGCCGATCCCGATGAACCCCGAAGCTCTGCGGGTTGCCAAGAACATGGGCATTGACGAAAAGCTTCTGGCCCCGGAGATTGTCGGGCCGACGTGGAGCGGGAAGCCCGTCGAGGACACCGGGGAATACATCCGCGTCCGGGTGCGTGATCCCCAGGACTTTGTTGAGGATTCGTTCCGCACCATCGACATCAGCGAAGAACAGGGCATCAAGGCCGTGATCGGGAAGTTGAAGAGCGATCCAGAAGGCTCCACCGCGATTCAGACTTACCTCTTCGCCAAAGAGAAGGGCTGGACTGCGGAGAAGGCGCAAGCGTGGGTGGAAGAGCGCGGCAAGGCGCTCGGGGATCGTGTTTTCAAATTGTCTCCCGAGGAAGTGGCAGATGCTGCCGCGTATGCCAAGAGAATAATTCCGATAATCCAGGAGGGCACTGGATTCCCAAGCGCAGAGCCCAAAGAGGGCCGCGTCCTGTCCTCGAAGAACCGCGCCCTGATCGCCGAATGCGTCAAGGCGCTTCAAGACCTGCTCGATGCCACTGAACCATCGAGCGAGGAATCGGAGAAATCAACCCGCTCCGCAGCGGCAATGATCCTGTCTGGTGATCGTGACCCGTCTCCCGAGAGGGAGGCACTGGGTCGCCTGATCACGCAGGAGAAGATACTGCTGGCGGCGCGATCACTCAAGAGAGCCGAGAAAGTGAAACCCTGATGGAGTACGAAAAGGAATTGCGGGGCATCCTCAAGGAGCTCCTCCAGGAGCGTGAGGAGGCCCAGAAAGAAGGCCTGAACGGCCTGGGCGAAAAGCTCGGGGCCGTCGGCACGATGGTCGACGAGATCGACAAGCGTCTCAAGACCATCGAGGCCAGCGGCCCGCGCAAGGTCCAGATCATCACCCCGGAGACCGAGCGCAAGGAATGGCGGCATGAGTTCGCCAAGTGGTTCGTCCGCATGCACAAGGCCTGCCGAGGTGGAGACCGGACGGGGCTGATCCCCGACCGCGACACCGAGGCCAAGGCCGCGATGCAGGAGGACACCACGACCGAGGGCGGATACCTCGTCCCGACCGAACTCCAGCCCGGACTCGTGCAGATCGCAGCCGAGAAGAGTTTCATGCTCCAGAAGGCCCGCGTGATCCCGATGGCCGCGAAGGTCAGGACCGTTCCGACCCTGGCGACGGCGAGCAAGCCCAGCACCCACACCTGGACGGCTGAAGAGGGTTCCAACTCCAGCGTGGAGTCAGAACCGACGCTCGGAGCGACCACCCTCACCGCCAAGAAGTGGATCATCTGGGGCAAGATCTCCACGGAGCTGGTGGAGGACGCTGACCTGGACGTGGTTGGTCTCGTGGCCGACCTGTTCGGCGAGGCCCTCGGGTGCGAGATCGACTACCAGAGCTACAACGGCACCGGATCGCCCGTCTCGGGTATCCTGCTCACCACTGGCAACAGCGTGGTCATGGCTACCGGGTCCACGGCGTTCTCGTGCATCACCGCGACTCATCTCTCCGAGATGATCTCGCAGATCGTGAATGGCGCTCTGGAAGGCTGCTGGTTCGCTCTGCACCGCACGGTGCTGCACTACGTGCGGACGCTCAAGGATTCCAACGGGAACTTCATCTGGGCTCCGCCCGCCGCGGCTCAGCCCGGAACGATCTGGGGATTCCCGTATGTGTCGAGCGAGCAGATGCCCAGCACGAGCGGCGCGAGTACGGCGTGTGTCTGGTTCGGGAATCCGCAGTACTGGCTCATCGGTGACCGCCGGAAAGTCGGGGTGGACACCAACCCGTACCTCTACTGGGCGAACGATCAGAACGCGGTGCGTCTCCGGGCGCGGTACGCTTTCGGGATGGGCCTTGCCGAAGCGTTCTCGAAGTTGGTGACCGCCGCATCGTAACCTCTGCGTCTGCTGACCCACAGACGCATACAAGCCGGGGGCGGGTTGTCACGGCCTGCCTCCCGTCCCCGGCCCCCCCTTCCGAGGAGACATGAAAGCAATCTGGGTTCCGACCTGGAGATGCGGGCAGGATTGCGACTACTGCAACTATCGATTGGATGGGGAGGGGTTGCATTGCTTCGGGCTCACGCACCAGTACCACACGCCGGAGCTTTCACCCGAGACGTGGATCGAGTTCTTCCAGCGCGGTCTCATCCGGCACGTGGAGATAACTGGGGGGGAACCCACGCAATACGCTGGACTGGGGCGCGTGTTGGCGAGTCTGCCAGCGGGGATGACGTTTGCAATCACGTCCAATACGCTAGAGCTCCCGGAGGACATCTTGCCGCACGACAAATGCCTCTGCTGGACGGCGAGCTTCCACTACCGCGAAGAGAAGAAGTTCCTCGCCAATCTCGCGGAGGTCAATCGGCGCGGGTTCCGGGGATTCGTGACGCTCGTTGCGACTCCCGAGAATGTAGATCGAGCGATCGAAACGATGAGGTTCTTCGATTCCCTCGGACAGGTGTACAGCCTGCATCTGGCGATATACGCGGGATTCGATTGGCGCGATCACTGGCCCGCCTATAACAAGCTGGGACCATTCATGCGCCACGTCCCCGATCGCTATCCGATGATCTTCGGTCAGCAATGGCAATTCCCCAAGTGTTCGGCGGGGATGGACTACTGCTCGATCATGCCAAATGGAACCCTGGTTCGATGCTACACCAAGGCCGTGATGTCGCATGAGGAGATCGGCACCATAGACGAGCCTCGCTACCTCAGCGAGCTGCAGCCGTGCGGGGCGCATTGCTGTTTCCCCTGTGATCTGGTGCTGCCGACCCATGAGCAATGAGCGGTTGCGGATTTGCTGGGCGCTGGATCAATGGGGTGCTGGAAACGCTTACGGGTATTCGGTCTATAACCGGAGCTTGCGGAAAGCCCTGGAGGAGTACGTCGAGTTCTCGCCCGATGCTGATATTGTGGTCTCGATCATCACGCCCGATAAGATGATCCAATTCCCCGGGCGGCGGAATTATCTCATCACGATGTTCGAGTGCGCGGAGTTGCCGACCGCTTTTGCGTCGAATCTCTGGAAGGCGGATGTCATCTGCGTACCTTGCAATCACAACAGGTGGTTGTTCGGAAAATACACGGAGAAGCCCGTGGAGGTGATTGGCGGGGGCGTGGATATGGAGTACTATGCCTTTCGCGAACGGCAGATCGAAACGCCGTTCCGGTTCCTCTGGATCGGGGCCCCAAATCCCCGCAAGGGCTATGAGGTGCTGACCCGCGCCTGGAAACCATTCGAGACGTACCCGGGAGCGGAACTGTATCTCAAGACCACGCTCGGGAAAGGAATCGACTGGGAGAAGATGGTGGCCCGCTGGGGAGAAGTTAGGATTGATAAAGAGACCCCGCTCTGCCGAATCGGGAATAACATCATCTGGGACGGGCGGGATGTCTCGCGAGATGAGCTCCGGGATCTGTACTATTCGGCTCATTGCTTTGTCTTCCCGTCGCTCGGGGAGGGATTCGGGCTCACGCTGGCAGAAGCGATTGCAACCGGATGCCCGGCGATCGCGCCCGTGCATACCGGGATAGCGGACTTCTTCGATGCTGGTTGCGGGCTCACGATCCCCTGGAAGATGGCCCCGCTGGAATACTTGGAGACAAAGGTTCGGGCTTATCTGCCGCAGCCCGTGGACACGGCCAAGAGGATGATCTGGGCCATGCATCACTACGGGGAGATGAGGCGCTTGGCAATCAAGGCGAGGAGACGGCTTGAAAATGGATTCACGTGGCGGGACGTGGCGCAACGGCTTATCGGGGTCATCCGCAAACACGAAGCGCGACAAGAGGCGAAAGCGCCGATTGCCGCTTGTGCCGCGTCATAGGATGGCGGCTCCCGCGAGGGTCAAATGATTGAGCGCGTCAAGGCCCTGGTTCTGG